TTACCAGCAATAATCGAAAGAGAACAAATAGCTAGTCATGACTTTGAGAAGTATGCAAGTAAATGTTATTTGATTTATGTAATAGAATTAACAAATTTTGAAAGTCCTTACTTTGGCTTTCAAAAAATAGGTGGGTTTTATTCTCACCAACTAGCCTGTGATTTAGGCAGTTTAAAACACTTAGAAAAGTACGGCGCGGAAATATAGGGAGAACAACACATGAAACCATGGACAGTAATACTGTCTCTCTGGTTAACTACATGGCTTATGCTAGTATGGAGAACATACCCTATTAGTATGCGTATGATAAGTAACAGTCCGAAAGGATCAATTATAACTAAATGGAGATACCTACACTTTGTAGTGTATGTAGTATCATTATTCGCAATAACGCCATTTATATCGCAAGTCGCTTTTTCAGATAGACTGCGTAAAAAATGGGTGATAGCTTATGTTAATGGTATATTAGGGAGACAAAAATGAAAGAAGTATTAAAAAGAGCTTTAGTTGCCAAATACACTGGAGAACTAGCTGAAGCTAACGCAAATATTGCTGTATATTTACGCAATCCTTCAGGGATTGGTGAACATTCAGATATAGTAGCGGCTATAAATGAACAAGTAGAGAAAGGCGCAAATGCCAAGGAGAAACTCGACTTCATTACTAGCCTAGATGGTTAAGGAACTAAAAAATAGTTCTTGACTTAGCGTCTATTTTTCTGTATAATATTAATATATGGGAGATAGATTTTATCAACAACAACTCGATAAGTTCGGCACTTGTGCAGGATATCGAGGTACAAAAAGGAGAAGGCGCATGGCATGGACAGACGAATCCAAAGCTCAAGCCGTTGAGATGTACACAGAAGCAGAGGCAACTCCAGAAACAAGTATGGAGATTGTAAAAGACATTGCTGACGAACTAGGCGAAAGCCCAAATGGTGTCAGAATGATTCTTACTAAAGCTGGCGTGTATGTTAAGAAAACCCCTGCAACTGGTTCAGCTAAAGCCTCAGGCACAGCTAGTACTAGAGTAAGTAAAGCAGACGCAGCTCAATCATTAAAAGATGCATTGAGTGACGCTGGTCAAGACATTGATGATGACATCATTGACAAATTGACAGGCAAAGCATCAGTTTACTTTGCAGGTGTTATCAACGCAATAACAAAATAAGTTAAAAAAATAACGATACTGTCCATTACTAAAGAGAAAGAGTTTTCTTAATAGTAATGGAGTATCATAGTGAAAAAATCTGAGTTCATCAGAACAGTAACTAACTGCGGAGACGCAGTTATAACATACAGAAGTACAAACTCACGAAAACTAAAGTATAATGTTTGCACATTAGACTTTGACAATAAGTATATACAGAGTAAGAAGAATCGAGCCAAAGAAACTGCGGATTCGGTTTTATTATTTTGTTGGGATACAGACTCTTATCGTCTGTTAATACCTGCTAATGTAACTAATATTCAACCCCTTAGTTCAATACTGAGGAACAAGCGATGAATTTACATGAAGCACCCGAGATGTATGAAAAAATTATTTCGGAAAATGACACAGGTACAGAACAGATTAAGTTGACAATCAATACTTTTCGAGACATTGAGTACTTACATCTAAGAAAATATTACCTTGACTTTGATGGCGATTTTAAGCCTTCCAAAGATGGGGTAGCAATGAAGCTGGATTTTGAAAATTCGAGAGGATTATTTGAAGGACTAGTAGAAATATTATCGTTAGCTGAGGCTAAGGACATATTGGAGTCTCACTTCAAAGATGTCTTAGATCAAATATACCTACCCTGAAAATAATTCTTGACACGGCTTCAAAAAAATAGTATAATATACAAATGAAAAATTTAAAAGCAATATTACAACAAGCGTCAACCGACTATTATAATGGTAATCCTACCATGTCGGACACAGCTTTTGATAAGCTAGTAGAGATTTCGGGTTATGATGAAGTAGGATTTTCATCTAACAGTAATCGAATACCTCATCTACATCAAATGTACTCATTGCAGAAAGTTTTTTCAAATGAGATTGGCACAAAAGATCCGTTCAACAATTACAAGGGCTCAGTCCTTGTAACACCCAAGTTAGATGGAGCTGCTGTGTCATTATTATATGTCGAAGGACAACTACTTCGTGCGTTAACAAGAGGAGATGGTAAGCGTGGTTTGGATATAACAGACCATATGTCTACCTTAGTTCCACCACATCTAAACTTTGATGGTATGGATGTTCAGAACATTGTTCAAGTTACAGGCGAAGTCGTTGCCCCTAAGACTATCAAAAATGCTCGCAACTATGCTGCGGGTGCACTCAACCTAAAATCAACAGACGAATTCAAAGAAAGACAACTCCGTTTCATAGCTTATGGCTTACAAAAGAGTTGGAATAGATTATGGTCTGAAGATATGGTATTTTTACAAGACTCGTTCTTTTGTACTGCTACAATGAGTAATTGGACTCAGTACCCAGATGACGGACTTGTATTTCGCATAGACAATCATAAAGAGTTCGAGACTAGAGGTTACACCTCGCATCACCCAAGAGGAGCATACGCTCTCAAACAAATACAAGCAGGAGTTGAGACTACTCTAACTGATGTTGTCTGGAATGTAGGAAAGTCTGGAGTAGTAGCTCCAGTAGCAATGTTAGAACCTATAGAAATAGATGGCGCAATGGTTAGTAAAGCAACTTTACATAATATGCGTTATATAACTGACTTAGACCTAGAAATAGGTTGCAGAGTAGAAGTTATACGAAGTGGAGAGATAATACCTCGTATAGTTCGGAGAGTTTAGTTGGTAGAAACACATTCAGCAGCCCTTGTTATTCTTATCGTCCTAGCAGTAGTAATATACATATTACGCTGGTGGGTTGATTTATGAGCGGAATATACAATCACACTTATTTTGATAACCATCCCGAAGAAAAAGATAGGGAAGGAGTTATGTACGGCATAGTATTAGTTAATAAGAGAACTTTCAGGAGAGAATGTATAAAGGTTGGAATAGCTAGTGGGAAAGATTGGCGGCATATTATAAAGCGTAGTAGAGGTTTTAAGGGGTATGATATTCGTATTCAAAAGACTTGGACTAGTACTCTTTATAATGTGTGGGCACACGAACAGTACCTACATGAAATATATAAGCACGATAAATTTGAGCCTATGTTCAAGTTTGGAGGTCACACAGAGTGTTTCAAAATTGATTCCCTTATTCTTCAGGACTTTCCAAAAAATAAATCTTGACATGAGACCCGAATTTTGTTATAATATATAAATAGAAATGAGAGATAAACAAATGAAACAAATCGTCCCGCCAACAAGTTGCCCATCATGTATGACCAACTTAGTTTGGGTTAAGGATCAACTGTTTTGTCATAACACTCAATGTAGTGGTAAGACTAGTAAAAGAATCGAACACTTTGCTTCTACTCTCAAAATCAAAGGTCTCGGACCTAAAACAGTAGAAAAATTACAAATTCAAGATTTGTATGATTTATACGAGCTTCCATTAGAAATACTAATTGAGGCTTTACAATCCGAGAAACTAGCAGTCAAACTGCATAGAGAAATACACAACAGTAAAGCTACTGACTTAGTAGATTTATTACCAGCTTTCTCTATTAAGTTATTTGGTCGAACCGCTTCCAAGAAACTCTGTAGTGTTATTAAAAACATGGCAGAGGTTTCCGAGGAGAAATGCAAAGAAGCAGGTCTCGGTCCAGCAGTAACAGGACATTTTATGGACTGGTATTTTGACGAATTTGTAGACGGATATATACGACTTCCGTTTCGGTGGGTGCAGACACTTAAAGTCTCTCAACCCACAGAAACTACAGGAGTAGTTTGTATTTCGGGAAAACTAAAGAGCTACAAGACAAAAGCCCAAGCAACAGAATATTTAGAACAACTGGGCTATCTTGTTAAGAGTAGTTTAACTAAGGATGTAACAATATTAGTAAATGAAAGCGGGATCGAATCCGCAAAAACACGGACAGCCCAAGAAAGGGGTGTTAAAATAATAACCAACTTAAACCAAATAGGACAATAATCATGGCATTACCAAAATGGACAGACGAAAGAACTAATCAATTAGTAGATTTCGTAGGAAGTGAGTCACCAATCTCACAAGCTACTGTAGCATCAGCTGCAATGGAACTAGATACTTCAACACGAAGTGTTTCTTCTAAGCTAAGAAAAATGGGGCATGATGTAGAACTTGCTTCTTCAGTATCACACAGAACTTTTTCTGAGGATCAAGAAGCTACTCTATCTCAGTTTGTAACCGACAATAGCGGTTCTTTCACATACGCAGACATCGCATCTTCTTTTGAAGGCGGCGAATTTTCTGCTAAATCAATACAAGGGAAAATTCTTTCAATGGAATTAACTTCTCATGTAAAACCAGCTGAGAAACCTGAATCAGTCAGAACTTACTCTCCCGAAGAAGAAGCTACCTTTACCTCAATGGTAAACGGCGGATCATTTGTTGAAGAAATTGCAGATGCTCTTGGCAAATCTGTTAATTCTATCAGAGGAAAGGCTCTTAGCCTACTTAGAAGTGGCGATATTAACGCTATTCCTAAGCAAAAAGAAACTAAAGGTTCTTCTAAAGTAGATCCTTTAGCTGACATCGAAAATATCGGAGACTTAACTGTCGAAGCTATTGCAGATGACATTGGCAAAACTGTAAGAGGCGTTAAAACAATGCTAACTCGTAGAGGGTTAACTTGTGCTGATTACGACGGCGCTGCAAGAAAAGAAAAAGCTTCTAGCTAATTCTTTCTTAAAATTCTGTGCAAGGGAATCATTCCCTTGCACTTTTTTATCTGGGAGGGTAGACATTGAACTTAACTTCAGCTCTGTTGAAGCAAATAATATCGCAAGAGGACTTTGATACTTGGGGAAACCTTAGAGAAAATTACCTTACTGCCGAGTATCAGGCTCTTTATAAAGTCATGGCTACTCACATTAAAAATTTCAGTGAACTCCCCTCTTTTGATGACCTTAAACTATCCATTCGTGATAGAAAACTACAAGAAAAAGTATTTGCAATCGAAGCTGTCGAAGTTGATATCGACGCTTGGGTTCTGCTCGAGTATGTAAAAAATGAGTACACACAAGTAGAAATACTAGATGAACTAGATAAGTTTATAGACAAGACAGTAGCTATATCTGATGCAGAACAGAATGTTGAAGCAATACAACAAATAGTATTAGATGTAAGTGATAGGGTTGATCTTAAGCCACCCGAAGAAAATATGCAAACAATATCTTTATTTGATAGTGAAGCAGACCTTAAGAAATATTTACCTCTTGGACTCAATGATGAGTACGATCAAGGCATGAAGTTCTCTCCTAGAGACCTGATACTAATTGGTGGTCGTAGAGGTGCAGGTAAGTCTTTGACCTGTGTAAACATTGCAAATAATGTTTATGAACAAGGCAGAAGTTCTATCTACTTTACGATAGAAATGGATAGTCGTTCCATACTTCAAAGAATGTGTGCACTAGGCGCACGAATACCTATCGGTAGAATAGCTAATCGTAACTTGACAACTGTTGAGTGGAATCGTGTGGCTGAATGGTGGGCAGGAAGATTTGATGGTGGAGTAGATTTACTACCAGAATTTTATGACACAAGGGAATTTGATGAGTTCCATAAAAAATTACAATCAAAACCATTACATAAAGATAGACAACTTGATGTAGTGTACGATCCAGTACTAAGCCTATCGAGGATTAGACAGGAACTGGAGTCAAAAGTCTCGCAAACAGATGTAGGAGTAATCATAGTAGATTACCTAAACCAAGTAAAAAGATCAAATGTTCCCTCAAAGAGTGGACAGTATGACTGGACAGAGCAAATCGAAGTAAGTAAGACTCTGAAAAGTATAGCACAGGAGTATAGTATTCCTGTATTTGCCCCTTATCAGACAGATAATTCAGGGGAAGCAAGATTCGCAAAAGGTATTCTTGATGCAGCTGATGCAGCATTTACTATGGAGACATGGTCTCCTGAGGACAATGCTATTACATTCAACTGTACAAAAATGCGTAGTGCAAAAATGGAAGGATTTACAAGTGTAATGGACTGGGAAACATTAAAGATAGGCCCGCAGTCCACTATGAATCCGAAAGACAGAGAAGAACTCAAAGATAGTCTATCAACAGGAGAAAATATACATGACGCAATATAGTGATAAAGTGCAAAGGCACAAACAAAAAATGGAGGCTGAAGAGTGGGGTAAACAAATAAAATACTTACACGCCTCAAACGGAATATTTGAAGTTGCTTATAATAATGGTGAAAAACATTTTGAGGAAACAGCTACAGGCAGAAAATGGACAGAAGGAGTAGTTGCTTCAAGCAAAACACTAATAGATAGATTTTCAGAATTTATGGCAGATGTTGCTGTAGGGAGAGATCCATATGGCAAGTGATAGAATAGGAGAAACAGCGGCAAATTTAGTAGCTGTACCACCTTATGAAGTAGTAAACACAACAACGGATAGACTCTTACTAGAGCCTACTGTTACGCAGAACATACATAATGTTCCTGCGAACGAACCCCTCATAGCGAGTATAAAAGAAAATGGTATTAAGAATCCTTTTTTAGCTATGAAGAGTTGGTATCCTATTGCTGGTAGTCAAAGATTACGAGCAGTACAGATAATAAAGCAGACCGATTCAAACTTTAACTTGGATGTAATAGTCCACAGATATTTAGAGGATTGGTGGAATTGTTACTATTTATGGAGTGATAAGAAGTTTAGAGATGATGCAATTGCAATCTGGTTTCAGATGCAAGAAGCAGTATTCAAATCAAAATTTTATAAACACGAAGTAGATAGTGATGGAACTAAAATGACCGAGTACGAAGATCTCGGTGATAAACTAAATTGGAACCACGATAATGGAAGAACTAGAGGAGGCTCTGTTGACAATTAGTCTAATAGTAATACCTATATTACTTATTGCAAGTATTTTTGCAGTAATATTTGGCGACTTTTAAATGAGAGTAGACGAATTACTACAAGAGCAAAGGATTGACTTTAAAGTCTCAGGACGAGACTTTTTAGTCAAATGCCTTAACCCTGACCACGAGGATAGCAATCCAAGTATGCGTGTTGACCAAGTCACTGGTGTATTTAATTGCTTTGCTTGTGGGTTCAAGGGCAATGTGTTCAAACATTTTGGTGCTGCAGCAAACTATTTAGAGATTAAGAGGCAAAGGCTGAAAGAATCAATAAATGAAAAACGCTCAGCAAGTATTGGTTTTGAATTTCCTAGAGGCTTTGTTCCATACATTGGAAACTGGCGAGGAATTCAACCAGAAACATATAAGCATTTCGATGCTTTTATGCATCACGAGACACAGTTTAACGGAAGATTAGTCTTCCCTGTGCGTGACATTACGGGTAAGGTAGTAGCTTTCAATGGTCGACATATGACCATGACTGAGATACCAAAGTATCTCATATACCCTCCACAAGCAAAGTTACCACTTTACCCCTCTGCTGTTAAACCTATTAAGGGCAGAGTTATTCTAGTCGAAGGGATATTTGATATGATAAATCTTTTTGATAAAGGATTACCAAATGCAATCTGTTGCTTTGGTACAAAGAATATAGATGAAGATAAGTTATCTATACTCAAAATGCAAAATGTGGAAGGAGTAGATATAATATTTGATGGAGACGCTGCAGGGCAAGATGCAGCTGAAGCTCTAAAGATATTGTCTGATAAAGTAGGACTAACATCACGAAACATAAATCTAGGACAGCACATGGATCCTGGCGCACTTGCAGAAACACAGGTACAAAAATTAAGAGAAAGGTTATATAGTTCTTGACACAGCGTTCAGAATTTGATATAATATATAAATGGAAAAACAAATGACAAAAGTAGCAATAATAGAATCGAAGATGAGCAGAACAAGTTGGGCAGACCGATTTGATGGTGCATTTGAGTTTGATAGATATGCTCTTTGCTCAGACAGTAGCAAAAAGAAAATATTAAAAGCAGATGTAGACATAGAGATAGATGTAGACACTTACGATTGGGTTGTACTAGTAGGTTCAGAATGTTTAAAGTCTTTCACTAGTGCTAATTCTATAACAGAATATAGTGGTAAGTGTATAGATGATAAATTCTTACCAGTAATAAATCCTGCTATGCTTTCTTTCAAACCCGAGGCTAAGCCTATGTGGGATAAAAGCAAAGAGAATATCATAAATTATATTAGTGGTAATCTTACAGTAAAGAAAGTAACTAACGAACAGGCTAGAGGTATTGATGATGAAGCTGAGGCAAGAGTATTCTTGCAAGAGGCACTGGATCACCCTAACAAGTTCATAGCACTTGACTCAGAAACTACAGGACTATATCCTAGAGATGGATATATGCTTGGATTTAGTATGTCATATAAAAAACATCAGGGAGCATACATACTTACAGATGTTATAACTCCTGACATAGAAGAAATAATGCAGAAGATATTTGATACTAAGACAGTAGTATTTCATAATGCAAAGTTTGACTTAGCTTTCTTCGAGTATCATTTCAACTTTAAATTTCCAAAGTTTGAAGACACCATGTTATTACATTACTGTCTAGACGAAGTTCCTGGCGGACATGGACTAAAACAATTAGCTATGGAACATACTGATTATGGCGACTACGAGAAGCCTATGCACGAGTGGATTGATAATTACAAAAGGCAGAATCGAATACTGAAAGCAGACTTTCAGTGGGGAAGCATTCCTTTTGACATTATGAAAACATACGCTGCAATGGACGCAGTAGTAACTCTATTAGTATTTGAAAAACTATATCCAGCAGTTAAGAAGAACGCAAAACTGTTTAGTGTATATGAGAATATACTTATACCTGGCTGTCGTTTTTTAACTGACATTCAAGATAATGGTGTTCCTTTTGACAAGCTAAGACTATTGAAAGGCAGAGACCTAATGCAAACAGATATAGATAATGCAGTAGCAGAACTATATGAGTTTCCAGCAGTAAAAACATTTGAAGCTGCGAAAGAAAAAGAATTTAATCCAAACAGTACAGTACAGCTAAGATCGTTACTGTTTGATTTCGTAGGTCTTAAACCTACAGGAAAGAAAACTGGTACAGGTGCACATTCAACAGATGCAGAAGTACTAAACAAATTAGCAGAAGAACATGAGATACCTAAGCATATTCTTTCTATTAGACAGAAGTCTAAGATTAAGAATACTTACTTAGACAAAATATATCCACAATTAGATAAAGATAGTAGATTACGCACAGGGTTTAATTTACATGGCACGACATCTGGCAGACTATCTTCTAGTGGGAAAATGAATATGCAACAAATACCTAGAGACAATCCTATAGTGAAAGGATGTATGCGTGCCGCAGAAGGTAAAAAGATAGTTGCAATGGATTTAACAACTGCAGAAGTGTATGTCGCTGCTGTGCTTGCTGATGATAAGAACCTAATGGATGTATTTAAGACTGGTGGTAATTTCCACAGCAGCATCGCAAAGTTAGTGTTCAACCTTCCTTGTGAGGCGGAAGAAGTTGCAGAACTTTACTCCACACAACGACAAGCAGCCAAGGCTGTAACATTCGGCATAATGTATGGTGCTGGATCAAATAAAATATCACAGCAAGTAACAGCAGACTCGGGCAAAAACTTTAGCAAACAAGAAGCACAAGAAGTCATTGATGATTACTTCAGACAATTCCACAAACTTAAAAAGTGGATAGATCATTCTAGTAAGTACATCATGGATAATGGTTTCATTTATTCCCAGTATGGCAGAAAAAGAAGGCTACCGAATGTCCGTTCTGACAATCAAGGAATACAAAGTCATGAAGTACGATCTGGACTAAACTTCTTAGTTCAATCTGTAGCTTCTGATATCAACTTACTAGGAGCAATAGATACTCATAACCACATAAAGTCTATTAACAAAACAAAAGAGATGAGAATCTTTGCCCTAGTCCATGACTCAATACTCGCAGAAGTAGATGAGTGTGAAGTAGATGCCTACAAAGAGATAGTTCAAGGTTGTATACAAAAAGATAGAGGTGTATATATTCCTGGCTGTCCAGTAGGCTGCGACTTTGATGTAGGAGACGATTACTCCTTCGGAAAGTTTGAAAAGATGTATGATATATGATAGACTAAAGTTTCCAATATATCCTATTCACACAGATGAAATCCTGTCAGTTGACGGATTGCTGTGGATAGAAGATCAAGTATTAGATGACAGAAACATGAAAGGAAATACTCTTGGATTGAGACGATTACAAAGTCCAATGAAAAGTATGTATCCTATAAAGTACATGATACAGGACATACCATCATATCTAGCACATCAAGGTAAATTTTATATAGATAACTCAGGTTATTTCTTTGTAAAAGAGAAAAATACAAAAGTAGATTTAAAATACCACAAAATTATAAGAGTAGATCAAAAAGATATAGCTAGTGTGCTATGGATAAAGGATTGTCCTTTCCCGTTTACTCTTGCAAGACCTCTAAGAAAAGACCAGTCTTGGGCAGGCATATTATATAGGGCAGGAGTCCCTTGGCTGTTGTATGATACATCAGCTGAAAAGAAAAAGAATACATGGAGAAAGATTTGATTCTATACACTGAAAAACAATTACTCGTAGCATATGCAACTCATGTGCATGATCTTGCTGAGCTCGAAATAATGAATCCAACTATCCATGTACCAGTACCTACAGTAGAAGAGTTTCGACTCCTGTACGAAGAAAAGTGGGAAGAATACTATGGAGAAAAAGAGTGATAACAGTTATAGATGGAGTATTTACTCAATTACAAATGGAGAAGTGGAAAGAAAATATTAATCGTTCCACAGATAATTTTGTTAGCGGAGTATTAGATAAAGAGGGAGAAGGTTGGCATCCTGTCAATTCTAAACACCCCAACAGTCATATGTGTTATGAAATATGTAGACGCGCAGGGAAATACTTTGACCTTAGTGAAATTATAGGTTATGATTATTGGACACACACCAATACACGACCTATGCAATGGCATCATGACAAAGATGAAACTGCTTACCTAAAATTAGGAATGGCTAGATATCCCGTATGCTCAACAGTATATTATCTAGAGGTAGAAGATTTAGTTAATGGTAAATTGCAGTTCGATAATGGAGTAGAAGTAGTACCTAAACCAAATAGATTAGTAATATTTTCAAAAGGACTCTATCATGGAGTAGAAGAATTCGAAGGAGTCAGAACATCTATAAACATAAACCCTTGGAATACAAGACTATATCACTCATGAAAAATATATGGACAATATGGAAACATGCTCTAGGTTCATATAGTGAGCAGGATGGCTATGATCCCACCAATGATGATATTGTTGGTATGATAAGAACAGGAATACTATTAGTTAATATAATATGTGCTTTCTTTATTGTAGCTAATGTAGTACATAACTGGTAATGAAAGCAGTAATAAGTGATAGGATATACCTAGAAGTACTTCCGCATCAGCAACAAAATATTGATAAGGAACTGACTTATTCAATTCCCTCTTTTAAGTATGGAGATCCGCCTTTAATTATAAAAAATATGGCAATGATACGACAAGGACTCGTTGCAATACCAGTAGGCAGACTAGACTTAATTCCAACCGACCACGAAATTACAGACAAGAGAATACACAAACCAGTAGAGTTCCCAAAATTTAATTTAACATTACGACCAAGTCAACAAGAAGTTTATGACCAGATTGGAGACGGTGGTATAATAAACGCATGGGTAAGCTGGGGCAAGACATTTACAGGTCTTGCAATAGCTGGCAAACTCGGACAGAAAACACTGGTAGTTACTCATACTTTGGCATTGCGCAAACAGTGGGAAGATGAAGTAGAAAAAGTATTTGGTTTTAAAGCTGGGATTATAGGTAGTGGTAAATTTGAACTTAACCACCCTATCGTCATTGGCAATATTCAGAGTTTATACAGAAAGATTCCACAAATAAGACAAGAGTTCGGAACTATTATCTTAGATGAAATGCATCACTGTAGCGCTCCAACTTTTTCTAGAATTATAGATAAGAATTGTGCTAGACATAAGATAGGGTTGACAGGAACATTACAAAGAAAAGATGGGAGACATGTCGTCTTTCGTGATTACTTTGGAGATAATGTTCTTAAACCACCAAAGGAAAACTTTATGGTTCCTAAAGTTAATATCCTACGATTGGATATACGCTTCATGGACGGAAATAATATACCTTGGGCTAATAGAGTAAATGAATTAGCCTACAACCCAGAGTACCAACACTCTGTGGCTATGACTGCTGCTTCATACGCAGCAAAAGGTCATAAAGTGTTAGTGGTATCTGATAGAGTAGATTTCCTAAAGAACTGTGCCAAACTCACTGGTGATAACGCAGTTTGTGTGACGGGAGCAATCCATCACGAAGATAGAGCAGATATAATTAAACAGATTTTTGACGATAAAGATATTCTGTATGGGACACAGTCTATTTTCTCTGAGGGTATTTCTTTAAATATTCTTAGTTGTTTAATTCTTGCTACACCAGTAAATAATGAGCCGTTACTTACACAGCTCATTGGAAGAATAATTAGGGACTACGAGGATAAGAAACAACCTATAGTAGTGGACATAAACTTAATCGGAAAGACAGCAAGTAGACAAGCTAGTATGCGCATGGGGTACTACCTCAAAGAAGGATACGAGATATCTACCTTGTGAGAACCTCCGAAAAATACTACTTGACATGAGTTTTAAAATTTGTTATAATATATGATAAAATATAATTGGGAAAAGATATTTAGAGAGACGAATGGAGATTCAACTTCGATTCTCACAATCGTTCATCTTTTAACTTATAAGAGAATCCCTGCTAGTAAGAAAGACAAGACTTACAAATATTTTGGTAAAAGTTTTGTGGGCGATAGTTTTTTACTAAACCCCCGACAGTTATTAGCAGAGAGAAAAAATTATAGCAACAAGGAAGCTGCAGAATATATTGCAGTTGCCTCGTACCGAAATTATTTTAATTACAACCGAACAGGTGAGACAACACTAGAGTTGATACACTTACCTGTCGAAACAACGATAGTAAATCGCAACAGAATGCTTCGGATAGAAAACGGTCTAGTACACTTTCTATTTGAGGATAACGCTAAATGGAGAACATAATGGCATTAAAATTTAACCAAGCACAGGGTAGTGCAAAAAAAGACAAGATAGACCAATACACTTATAAAGAGGGCGATAATGTAATTCGCTTAGTTGGAGACATCTTACCAAGATATGTTTACTGGATCAAAGGAGAAAATGGCAAGAATATTCCTATGGAATGTCTAGCTTACGATCGTGAGACAGAAACTTTCAACAACAAAGACAAAGACTATGTAAGAGACTTCTTTCCTGACCTTAAATGTGGTTGGGCATATGCAATTCAAGGCATAGATCCTGCAGATGGCAATGTAAAAGTTGTTAATCTCAAAAAGAAACTCATGGAACAAATCATGGTTGCAGCTGAAGATCTCGGTGATCCTACCGATCCCGAAACAGGTTGGGACGTATGCTTCCAAAGAGTTAAAACTGGACCAATGGCTTTTAATGTAGAGTACAGATTACAAGCATTAAAATGCAAACCAAGACCTTTGAACGAAACAGAACTAGCAGCTACTGCTGATCTTCGTTCTATGGATGATGTCCTTCCTAGACCTACAGCTGATGCTCAGCTAGAACTATTACAAAGAGTAACACAACCATCTGAGGGTGCTGAAACACCTAGTGATGTTGACTCTGAGTTCAGTATTTCTTAGGAGAACATTATGGTATCAGTAGGAGATAGATTCCCAAGTTTCAATATGCAAGGCGTAAACGATACAAATACTATCGTTGATGTCGACTTATTGTTAAACGAATGGACAATAATGTACTTTTATCCAAAAGACTTTACTTTCATTTGCCCAACAGAGATCAAAGACATGGACTACTTAGTTAGTGATGCTGACGTCATAGGCGTGAGTGGAGATAATGAGTTCTGTAAACTTGCATGGAAAGAACAAAATGATGATATTAAACACATTACACATGTTCTTTGTGCAGATTCAGGTCTTAAACTTGGACACAGACTAGGAATAGTTGACGAGGATAATGGAGTACACTTTAGGGCAACATATATTATTGATCCCGAAGGTATAGTTCAGCATGTATCAGTAAATGCATTAGATACAGGAAGAAATGCAAATGAAGTTTTACGAACACTACAAGCTCTAAAAGCTGGTGGTCTTACAGGGTGTTCTTGGACGCCTGGGGACGAATTCGTAGGATGATTTTATTTACAGCAGACTGGCATATTAAGCTAGGACAGAAAAATGTACCCATGCCTTGGGCGTGTAGTCGATATGATTTATTCTTTGAGGTAGTTCATACCTTAGAGGAAACAGTAGACCTACATGTTATAGGTGGGGACTTGTTTGACAGAGTTCCTTCAATGGATGAGTTGACACTCTACTTTGATTTTATTAAAGAGATAACAATTCCTACTATCATTTATGATGGTAACCATGAAGCAACAAAGAAAA